TTAACAGCTAACTCATAGCAAATCATTCCTATTCAGATGCCAACTCAACCCTCTGTTTTTGCAGAGGGTTTTTGTTTTTACGTATTCATTTCTATTCACTCTACACCATATTTTTCGGCGGTACAGGTGACGGTATTACCTTAAAGGTATACTCTCATACCGTCATGAAAATGGTTTCTATACGGGTGAATTGTGCTTACCGATACAAAATTAAAAAACCTCAAGCCACAGGACAAACTGTACAAAGTTTCCGATCGTGACGGGCTGTATGTAGCTGTGCTTACGTCAGGTACGGTCTCGTTTCGCTATGACTACCGTATCAACGGTCGCCGCGAAACACTGGTAATCGGGCAGTATGGGCGTGACGGTATCAGCCTGGCAGAAGCGCGAGAAGAACTGATTGCTGCAAAGAAGCTGCTTAAAGCAGGCCAGTCGCCGGCTGCGGCTAAACGTGACGGTATCAAAAAGATTCGTGGTGCCGAGACGTTTGCGGTACATACCGACAGTTATATGAAACACGTCATCCTGGCTGAAAGTACCCGCGCAATGAAGCAGGCGGTGATCGACCGTGACATACTTCCGGTTCTTGGCAACAAAATGATGGCTGAAATTACCACATCGATGGTTCGTGATTTGTGTGACCGGATTGTCGAACGCGGTGGTCGGGCAACAGCAGTACAGGCCAGGGAGATCATCAGCAGCGTATACCGTCACGCCAATGACCGTGGTCATGGTTTGTTTAATCCTGCTGCTGACATTAAACCTTCGTCTATCGCCATATTTAAACCACGAGAGCGAACACTGACACCAGAAGAAATTGGTCTGTTCTTCCGCACGCTGGATGCCATTGGTGCTATGGGCACTATGAAAATGGCTTTAAAGCTGGTGCTTATCACTATGGTTCGTAAAGGCGAATTCACCAATGCAACGTGGGATGAAATAGATTTTAAAAAATGGACATGGACAATTCCTTCAGACCGCATGAAGGGAAGCCGGGCGCATGTTATTTACCTGCCTAAACAGGCTCAGGATATATTGGTCGGGTTGCAGATGTGCGCTGGTGGAAGTGAATATCTGGTTCCTGGTCGTTACAATTTCAGGAAGCCATTATCTAATGCCGCGCTGAACTCTCTGATCGACAGAACGGTGAAAATAATAAATGAAGATGGTGAGCATATTCAGGACTTCACCGTACACGATATGCGCCGTACAGCCAGTACGTTGTTGCATGAGGCTGGTTATCCTTCAGACTGGATTGAAAAGGCTCTGGCACATGAGCAGAAAGGTGTGCGCGCCGTATATAACAAAGCGGAATACGCCAGACAGCGCGCCTACATGTTGCAGCAGTGGTCCGATATGATTGATTCCTGGATTAACGGGGAGCATACGGATCTGATTCCGTTCTCCCCGTCGAAGTTTGAGAAGTGGATGGCGGGGGAATAACGTTTAATAGTTCTGCTGATTTTCTTCCATCTCTGCTTCTGCTGCCAGTGATTCAATTTTGTTTTCGAATATTGCTGACAGTGTTGCAAATTCAGCATCAGTGACAGCGGGAATTGGAACAAACCTGATCCCGCTGTGTGCAAGCATGTTTGCAGTTTCAAGGCATTTTCTTAAATCTGCTGGTGATGCCCTGTTCATGCAGCACGCTCCCGCCCCTGGTTGTCTGTTGGTGACAGCGGAGCATTGCTGAATGCATTTGTTAATCCGCCAATATCCAACGCGTATCCAGGGTGTAGTTGCACTGCCGGGTCTTCGCACTGATTACCCCAAACATCGAAGCCATGAGACGTCTGGCGGGCGAACAGTTCAATGCGAGAAACATCGCCTAATAATTGCACAAGTTTTTCACGAACGACATCTGGTTTTCTTGAATGCTCAAGCCGCGGTGCGGTAAATGACTGAACGATACCTGCATTAATGCGCGGAGGTAGTTTTCCCTTTACCGCAAACAGGCAATCTTCACTATTGGCGCGAGTCATGTGTCCCATACCCATAACCAGTTTATCTGGTTGTCGACTACCACATTTTATCCACGTGAAGCCCTTCATGGTCATCAGACGGAATCCCCAGGCTTCAACAACTTTTAGTGCTTCGAGTGGTTGTGTTGGCACCCACCACATGGCCAACAGACAGTTTTCACCGGCCAAATCCCACACAGGAAGGCGGCAGATATCCAGCACACTCATAACCGGATATTTAAAACCGGCACCGCGATTACCATCTGTGGCTTTGTCCCGGTATGCCCAGGGTGGATCTGCATAGATTAGTGTGTATTTCTTAGTCATAAACCACCCCACAACATCCTATGCCGCTATAGTCGCCACGGCGAAGTCCGTTACCTTTTGTGATACATTGGTCCCTGCGAATCGCGATCCTTGCACGTTCAACATCACCAGAAGCAACATCCATACACTGAAGCCAAAGGTGGGCGGCAATGCGGAACTGCCCTTTTTTCTCTCTTTCAATCGCGCGTTTTTCGATCTCTATCGCCGCAGGAGTAACGGCGACAATCTTTGACGGACTGCGCATTGAAACCTTATTCATGTGATATTTTTCAAGTCGGCTTAACTTTCTCACTTAATCCAACCCTCTCTGAAAATTAATGCCAGCAGATAAAGCCATGCTGAAACAGAGGCCAGGAATAAGTACCATCCTGACCATTTGCTCCAGTGCCTTAGCAGCACACTCATGCCGCGTTGCTCACGGGACGATATACACGTTGCTGAACAGGAGGTTTTTTACCCTGGAACTCTGCCGGGCTTGCTGCCTGACGTTCATCAAGCCAACGCTCAACTTCATCACGGTTCCATGCGCAGCGTTTATCGGTGATATACCAGCGTTTAGGAAATTCCCCTGCGCGCTCCATACGGTCGATAGTGCTCCATGACAGTGGAACCACCGCCAGGAGTTCCTTCTTACCTAATGCACCTTTCATAAATACCTCTCTTGGTTGCAGTGCGGCGCGCGTGGCGCCGCGGTGGTGGTTACATAGATGTTTCGTTTAATTCTTCCCGACGAACGCTGTAAACGTCGGTGGCTTTTGCCAGCAGTTCGTCATCATCTGAAAGTTTTTGTGCAATGTATTTGTAAGCCTTATCCAGTTCGGAGACAGTGCTGTAATTCATCGCTGCGCTGGTAAAGGCCATCAGCATTTCTTCTGGATCACGGCTGTCCGATTTACGCGTTTGCTCATCAGGCTTTTTCGCTGGTTTAGCGTTGATCAGACTGTTCATTCCCGCAGCAGTGGTCGTTTGCGGAGTAATGTCTCGCTCAACGCGCGGTGCCGTTTCCTGTAATTCGTCTGGGGTGTAGACGCCCATGATTACGTCAGGACAGTGCAGGCGAGACCAGCGTTTTGTCGCAAGGTATGCGAGTTGTTGTTTCGGATCACTGGCCCAAAGTGTGGAGTTTCTTACCTGTGCTTGAGACAGCATTAACTCAAGCACTCGAGGTTGATCCTCGCCCTTCATGGTTGCCCATACGCGAACACCGCAGCCTTCTTCGTCTTTTAGAGTCCAGCCTGGTGCGATATATGGATTGCCGTTTTTGGATGTTTTCTCAACAAACTTACCGATCACGCGTTCCCACGGCCCGAACCACTCGTAGTTGATGCGATCTTTTGTTGGCGACATCGTTGAGATAACTGCGTTTACTAATTGGGCTTCATAACCTAGCGTGCCGTTCACAACATGGGTTTTCTGAGCCACGGCAAACGGGTTCATTCCCCACTGCGCAGCCTGCATTGCCACGGCCATGCAATCAGCTGGTTTCCCGGCGAGGTGCGCCGGTACCGTTACGCGGCTTTGCGCCATTACCTCGGCGAATTTCATCAGTTGGTTCAAGCCGTCTGGGCTGAAAATAGTTGCAGCAGTTCCAGCGATTGCTGTGTCTACTGGTGCGTTGATGTTTGCGATGTCGTTGCTCATATGTACATATCCTGTTTGCGTGCCCACTCAGGGCGTTTAATGATTTCCACACCGCCCCATTCATCATTTATGCGGCATTCGTGATAGGTATTCAGATCCCGGCGGAACAGAGCGTGCCCGGCATCGACATCCGGCGCATCCAGCTCGAACACGCGTACCGGATACCGACCACAATCAATGCTTTCGCTCACGGCAAGAAAGAAAAAACCATGCGGCTGACCAGTAACCCTCATTGCGCCTTCGCGGTACATTGCGTCCTGCACGTGGTAGCGGAATTCCTCGATGTGGCGTGCAAAACGGTCCATATCTGCAACCTTTTTCACGTCGACGATCACGTTGTGCTCGTTCAGCCATTTGTCTGGACGAATGCGGCACAACTCACCAGTCTCTTCATCATTCCAGTACATTGATGCTTCGCAGTAACCAGGTGCTTCCAGCATCCAGCGTGCCGCCGGGTGAGCCATTGCGCTATCACGCATCAGCTCCAGTTTCCGCCACTGCTCGGCATCAAGTACCGTAATACCCATATCCGCCACATCACGAAGAAATGCTTCTTCGTCAGCTTTACCTTGTTTTGTCCGACGATCGAGTTTCGGTGAAACAATGAAGCGTTTGTCGAACTCTCCAGGCTCCAGAAGCAGACAGTGCAATGCGGTTCCCATATCCAGTGCAGACTTTTTCTCTTCGTCTTCTGGTGCTGCCTGAACCCATTTAAGAAGCGCCGGATTCTTGGCAACCATGTCCAGTTGCGACTTACTCACGCCGTCACCGGCGTGGTAGTCTTCGTTGCTGATGTCGAAATAAATTCCCGGTTTCATGCCGCGTCCCTCTGTCCATCAAGCTGATCCGCCAGATCCCAGCGGGCGATAATTGCCATTGCCTCTCGCCGATAGGCATCCATCAGTTCTTCGAACTCAGGGCTGTCTTTAGCAGCCTCCAGTACTTCCTGACGAACGCCTTTGCCTGTTACAACGTCGAAAGTTGAGGACAGTTGATGAAGCCGGATGCTCTCAATCAGTTCAACTTGTCGGTCATATAGCTGTTCTGACAGGCGGTAGTCCTTGTCGAATGCCAGCATGATTTTTTGAAGATTTTTCTGCTGATTAACGTTCATTATCAGCCCTCCCATATCTCGTTATCGTTGGCCACATCGCGAGCTTCTTTGCTGACGAAAGCCCACTTAATACCTTCCTGTAAGGTGCGGAACTTCCAGCTCATGAATCCGCATGCAGTAACGCAGTACCAACCGTTGATGATTTTCCACTGCATAACTTGTTACCTCGGTCTGTTACCGTTGAGGTAATAATTATGCGTATTTGGTTTGATGTCAATAGATATGAGTTAAAAAAATTACCCATCAGGTAATAGTACAGGCAATAAAAAAGCCGCCAGAAGGCGGCTTACTTACTGAAAAGTATGATTTTATTGTTTGTTTTTTTCGTTCTGGTTGATGACAAATTCAATGTAACTTTCGATCTTTGCTTTCTCGGTTTCGGGTAACAATGCGTAGCGCGAGCGGTCATAGTTGATGGTCGCAGGGTCGTGCGGGTGAATCAGTAATTCATAGCCGTGACGCCCGAATGCGGATGCAACATTCTCCAGGGTGGAAATGGAAACGCTGACCTCATTGTTTAACAGGCGGCTGATTGTCACCTGGGCGACGCCGGATGCGCGGTGAAGTTTTCCCTGTGTTGAAAGGTCGCGGCTTTCGCTCATCCAGCGTTCCAGGTTGTGAGCCGCCAGCTGACCAATGTCGCTTGGGCCGACAGGCTGAAAACCTTCCTGAGAAAGCGAGCGATCGATATCAAGCCAGTTACGGGGTTTATTGGCGGCAGCTTCAATTTTTCGCGCAACCTGGTCGCCGATAACCTTCTTGCCAAGAGCCCAGCGGTTTACCAGATTTGCCTGAGTTCCAAGTTTTTCTGCCATCCGCGTCTGAACACCATTGAATTCACGGTCGATCAAGTCGTTGAGATTTTGCCTGCGGACGTCCTGGATACTTTTCATTTTCTGGAAAATCGCCTCATATATGAATCAGTAGATGATTCAATTTAAAGCAATATTACCCAACAGGTAAATGCACCTCATAGGTAACTATCCTTGATTTTTGTTACCTTATGGGTGAATATTTATTATCTGAAATAAATATCAGGCAATAGCTATGAGCGATAACGGACATTTCGATTTCAAAAAGCACTGGCTTGCACTTACTCCGGATGAGCGTGAAGCCTTCGCACAGGAAGCCGGAACGACGAGTCACTATATCCAGACTCACTTAACAGGTAAGCGCAAAATGCCAGGTAAAGTATTGATGAATGGGCTTTTTAAAGCCTGTAAAACAAGACAGTGGTTGCGCTCAAAAGCAGAACTGGCATACTTCTTCTACTCATGATATCCAGCTACACCCCTCTGTAGACCGCCACCCGGCGGTCTTTTTATATCTATTCGTACCTCAAAGGTAATAAAAAACCAAATATGGTTGATCTTTTTTTTGTGTCAGCACAAAATGACCGTAATCCCAATACTAATAACAGGGCTTACCATGGAAATCATTACACGTATTGATGCCGCAAAGCGCGGACTTAAACGCTACTACACCGGAAAAACATGTAAGCACGGACATGACAGTGAACGCTGGGTTTACAACGGACACTGTGTTGAGTGCACCATGGAATCAAACCGTCGTATCAGGGCAGAGATTAAGCAGATCATGATTAATTCCTCCCCACAACATTCAAGCTGATAGCGGAGATTAATCATGAGCAGACATGCAACAGATTGGGCCTGGGAGACAGATCCAGGTAGCTCGTCATTAAAGCTCATACTGCTCTCGATGGCTGACAGAGCCGATGAATATAACCTCTGCTACCCCAGCATAGAACGCCTCGTTAAAGACACTTGCCTGAATAAAAAAACCGTGCAGGCCGGGCTTATATCGCTCATGAAAATGGGGCTTATTTCAGATACCGGAGAGAGAAAGGGAGCGACGAAAAGAGTGCGGGTTTTCTCTCTTAATATAACCAAAAACGGGAACATTAAAGGCAACCGGGAAGGGGGTAATGAACCCGAAAACGGTAATGTTACCGAAAACGGGAATATACCCAAAAACGGGATGTTGAATGATCCCAAAAACGGGATGTTGAATGATCCCAAAAACGGGATCCAGAACCAGTCATATAACCAGTCATTTAACCAAGAGAGGGAGAGCAGGACAAAAACCGGGGATTCTGTGCCTCATGACCCCGGCGCAAACAACGCCGTGATGAATAACTTTGTTCCTCCTGGTGGGCCAGGGAAATTAGGCAAATTTGTCATGCATGAACAATGGCAGCCATCAGATGACTTTCTTCGGAAAAGCTCATTGCAGGGGATCTACCTGGACAGTCTGCCAACGGCACAGGAACTTGCAGAGTTCAGAATTTACTGGATGGCTGAGGGTAAGGCATACCATCAGGCACAGTGGGAGCAGAAGCTGGCAAGGCGGCTGCAGATTAGCAGACAGAAGCAATCAACATTACCTGATAACAACGTTCCGCACTGGAACAGCCCTGAAGCGTGGGAGGATTTCTTGTGAACAACGTTTTTACCGCGATACAAAACCGTGACGGAGAAGCCCTTTCTCGCATGTCAGGTTATGAGCATCAGTACGTCAACAATGACAATGTGGTGAACATGTCAGCAGAGAGGCTTGTTGATGCCCTTTTCAAACAGCTGAAACAGCTGTTTCCGGCGGCAGTGGTAACCAACCTGAAGACGCCAGAGCAGGAAGTTGCTGCAAAACAGCAGTGGATTGCTGCGTTTGCCGAAGGTGGGATCCGAACCCGTGAACAGGTTTCTGCTGGTATGCGCCACGCCCGCGCCAGTGAATCTCCGTTCTGGCCGTCGCCAGGGCAATTTATCAAGTGGTGTAAAGACAGCAAGATGGTTCTTGGCGTCACCATTGACGATGTGATGGCGGAGTTTCACCGGTACAGCAAGGAAAAAAGTTTATATCCTGGTGGTCCCGAAAGATTCCCGTGGCGACATCCGGTTATGTACTGGGTCGTATGTGATACCCGCCGTGCAATGTATCAGCGCCAGCTTAGCGAGATTGAGGTTGAGAAACACGCGCGCAGGCTGCTCGATGATTGGGCGAAAAAGGTGGCTTCCGGACAGCAGATACCCGATCCGGTGATCAGCATACAGGCAAAGCCAGAGCCCATGAGTACACCTCCGGACACAGGGAGAGACGTTTACCATCCACCAGGGCGAAGTTTCGGGTGCATGCCTAACGCCGCCACCCTTGGGGGAATAACACCGGCGCAGTGGCTGATGGAGGAATACAGGCGGGGAAAGGCGGCAGGATTTATCAAGTAATACCAGCGCGATAGCGCATTTTTTTACGCCTCAATAATTACCTATAAGGTAACAAAATATTCTAAACTCTATTGATTTCGTGTCTTATGTGGTTTTTAATTACCTTAGAGGTAAATCATGAGAAAACAGATACAGGCTCTTGGTCGACTCAAAACAGGCCAGATGAACAAAACAGAATCTGCGTATTGCCAGCACCTTGAGCAGCGTAAACGTGCAGGGGAAATCGCCTGGTATCGATTCGAGGGTATCAAGCTGCGGTTAGCTGACAACACGTTCTATACGCCCGATTTCGCTGTGATGCTCGCCACCGGAGAGATGGAACTGCACGAAGTGAAAGGGGGATTCTGGACCGACGACGCCAGGGTGAAAACCAAAGTAGCCGCAGATCAGTATCCGTTCCGAATCATCGGGGTAACGGTTAAACCAAAGAAAGCAGGTGGCGGCTGGAACATCGAAGAGTTCTGAATCGACGATCTTTTTAGTTATCAATGTAATCAATAAGTTATGTGGATAAGCGAGGGTAAAGATGGAAAGTAATATCAAAGGGTTAGTTGCCGCCGGGCATGAGATGGCTTCGGAACTGAAAGCAGAATGTGGTGCCGTTGATATGCGCAGTGTGGCAAAGCTGATCAGCGATTTGGCAACGCAACTGGAAGTGCAACTGGTGCGTGCTAATGCGCTGTCCGAAGACCACCAGAAAGCGATTGAGTCAATTAAGCAGGCTGATGCGGCTGTTAAGTTGGCACACGAGAAGTTTTCGGCGCTGGCGGCGGAGAATGCGGCAATGCATGAAACTATTGAAGCCGTTCGCAGTGTTGCGGATAACTCCAGTGGAATTGCCGGATGGCATTTGAATGGCGATATCGCCACATGGGAAGAGATTCTTCCTGAAATTAACGATATCGAAACGCCAGCTACCGACGCTTTCCTGGCGGAAGTGCGGGCCAGCGAACTTGATAGCCTGGCTGGCATGGCTGAAACAATGTTGGTCAAGTTCTCCAATCAGCAGTGTTCATCTGATATGCATGGCGTTGTTGGTTGGAAGATGGTTCTCCAGCAGGCCAGCAATCGCGCCGACCAACTTCGCAAAGGAGGCAGCCAGTGAATAACCGCTTTTACATGATGTGCTTGCGTGAAACTGTGGGTAATAACGCTTCATTCCATTGCCATAACGGCAATGGTTACAGTTCTAATATCGATCGCGCTCATGTTTACACGCTGGAAGAAGCCCAAAAAGCCTGGAATTGTGGTCGAGATATCGATCAGCCTGTTTGCGCTGATAGCGTGGATGCAATGGCTGTGTGGCACGTTGATTGCCAGTACATCCCTACAGAAAACCTGATTGAGCCAGATTGCACTGCGTATGTGGCCTACAAAAAAGGTAGCTGGAACGGCAACGATGTTTACTGGCTTCAACACGGTGGATTGCCAACAGATGACTTCAGTAAAGCGACCATCTTTAGCGTCGCCAACAAAAACGAACCAGGAATAGTTTGGTTGCCATTTTCCATTGCTGATGCAGCAAAGCGCCGGACGTTCAATATCAATAACTTTAACCGCAGAACAATGGTTCAGGGCGCAGGTTTGGTCATGCCTGACTGGTTGAAAAAGCAGAACAGAAGAAAGAAGTCGCGAAGCGGGAAGATGCGTTGGAATTGTCCGCATTGCGGAAAAATTACCTGGCAGTACAGCCCATATGATTTTGAAGGATGTCGTGATTACAACTGTGAAGGATGGCGAGTATGAAAATTGACTATCAGGCACTGCGTGAAAAGGCAGAAAAAGCAACGTGTGGTGAGTGGTCGCTCGAATATGGAGAGGAGAGATTTGATGCTGATGATGCGCTAATTCATCGTGAAGTTGCTGGATATATTCCCATTTGCAGAATTGAAGGAGCGCATCCTGAAAGCGGTTTCGATGAAGATTTCCAAATAGAACAGCAGGCCAATGCTGAATTCATCGCCGCAGCCAATCCAGCTACCGTGCTGGCGCTGCTGGATGAACGGGAAAGAAACCAGCAATACATCAAACGCCGCGACCAGGAGAACGAAGATATTGCGCTAACGGTAGGGAAGCTGCGCGTTGAGCTTGAAGCAGAAAAACAGCGGGCAAAGGTTCTATTTATGGAAAATGCTCGGCTTAAGTCAGGCATAGCCGGTCTGATACACCTCGGTATTCGATATGCAGATGTTGAGGTCATGAAAATTGCTGGAGATGCCCAGCTTTCTACACCATGCACTGACAGCATCATAAGCAGCATTGCAACAGGCTTCGCATCAAAGGAGAGTGAGATGAACGGACAAATATCAATTGTTCGACCGGGAGCATGTGACGATAGCGAGATACGAATGATTATTCGTCTGGCGATGGGGAAAACAATAACCGCTCTCATTACTCCAGAAAATCTCGCATTAGCATTAACAGGAAAGTCAGACCTGCCAGTAGAGCTAAAGCTGCGAAATGTTGAGATTAAGGTGAAATAGCTATGACCACTATTACCAAAGATCGACTGCTGACAATCAAGCAGTGGCGCGAAACATACGGACCTGGTAGCAACGTTGTACTGCCAGCAGAAGAAGCGGAAGAACTGGCACGAATTGCACTGGCATCGCTGGAAGCAGAGCCTGTAAGCCAAGCTTACAACTTGCCAGAATTAATCGAAGGCATGGAAGTTTCCATTGATGTAAGCACTTGTGATGCTGATTTAGGTAATCGCTATTTCGGCACCGTTACCGAGGCGTTAGAACTTGATACAGCCAAGAATGGTTACATCCTCCTGGTTCAGGACGCAGAGCCAAACTTCGATGTAAATGGCAACTCTCCGGTAACTCCGGATGGTTGGATAAGCTGTAGTGAGCGAATGCCGAATACCAAAACAGCCGTTCTTGTTGCCGTGGAGTTTGACAGGAAAGGTGACTGGCGAATGAAATGGGCTACTTACATCCCGGGGCATCCTGACGCTAATGATGGGTGGATAATTCCTGGTGCGTCGTGGAAACCGTCACACTGGATGCCGCTACCGGAACCGCCGCAGGAGGTGAAATGATGGACTCCTTCGCTAAATATACGATTATTGACTGGATAGCATTCCTTCAGGTTTTGCTCATCTGGTTTTATATGGCTTACAGGAGTGGACAGTGGATTGTCAGTGTAGCCTGTAGCAAGGGATGGCGTTGGTGGAACCGAAAGAATAAAAAAGCACTGGCATTGGATTCGTTTTACGAAGCATTCAATCTTAACAGCCTTCAGCCTGGTTCTGTCGTTGTTGTCACCACTCAAAGCGGCATGACGATACAAATTCACAAGCCAAAGGAGGAAGGTCGTGGCTAACCTGCAACTAGCTGTCAAAGGTGAATACTTCGATGCCATGATTCGCGGAGAGAAAACGGAAGAGTATCGCCTGTGTAATGACTACTGGAATAAGCGAATTATGTTCCGGGAATATGACCGCCTGATTATCACAAAGGGATATCCGAAGCGTGACGATTCCAGCCGCAGAATTGACGTTCCGTATGGCGGCTATGAAATCAAGACAATCACACATCCGCACTTCGGCGATAAACCGGTAAAGGTGTTCGCGATAAAGGTAAATATTGATGGCTAAATCAGCAGCAGAGCGCAAAGCCGCTCAGAGAGCCAGACAAGCTGCATCTGGTGTGCGTAAGCTGGAGATTGTGCTTGATGCTCAGGAAATTGAAATGCTTGAGCGTAACTGTGCCGCGCGTCGCCCCGGGCGTGCGCCTTACGAATTTGGTGAGTATATAGCGTTACTGATCCGCCAGGATGATGCACGCGTGCGCGGGCGTATAAAATCGATCAGCAGAAAACGTTGCGGTAAGTGCGGCGAGAGAGTTCCAGTTAATTCATGCCCGTGTAATGGTGACTCGCAATGCTGGGTGACTAAAGGCTGGCATGAAACGAAATTAATAGTGTGACATGTCACGAGTAGATTATGCATGATGAATTTGATGTGTTTTGAATACTGCCGCCAACTATGGCGGCTTTATTTTGCATGGTACTATTACCACAACGGTAACTATTACCACGGTGGTTATGATGCTTGCTGAACCTAAAACCTATAAACGCAAATCAACGCAATTTAAGCCACTAACAGCAATGCAGGAGGCTTATTGCCAGTCATACATCAAAACGCCTGAAAACCAGACTCAGGCAGCGATTAACGCAGGATTCTCCCCAAATACAGCGGCAGTTAAAGCCAGTGTCATGATGCGCGATGAACGCATTCAGAAACGGATTGCCGAGTTGATGGAGGAGCGCAACAAACGAATGCGCGTCAGTGCTGATTACGTTCTCATGCGCCTGGTGGAGATCGACCAGATGGACGTGATCGACATCCTCAACGACGATGGGAGCCTTAAACCAATCCGTGAGTGGCCGAAAATCTGGCGCACTACGCTTAGTGGCTTTGATCTGTCATCGACCATCATGAACATGAACGAGGATTCGATAGAGACAATCCTCAAAAAAATTAAATGGCCTGACAAGGTGAAGAACCTTGAGCTGATTGGTAAGCATGTTGATGTCAACGCGTTCAAAGAACGTCTGGATGTTAATGTGAATGTGACAATTGCTGATCGCATAGCAGCAGCCAGGAAGCGACTCAAAGAACGTCAGGATGGTAATCAGTGACAGATACAGCATTATCTCCTGAAGAGCAGTTGATCGAGGATATTGCAGGGTTCACTCACGATCCGCTTGGCTATGCCCTCTATGCGTTCCCGTGGGGGGAAGAGGGGACTGAACTGGCACATGCCACCGGCCCACGTCAGTGGCAGGCAGATGCGTTCCGAGAGATACGTGATCACCTGCAGAATCCAGAGACGCGCTATCAGCCGCTTATGCTGGCGCGTGCTTCGGGTCACGGTATTGGTAAATCCGCATTCATCTCAATGCTGATCAACTGGGGCATGTCCACTTGCGAGGATTGTAAGGTCGTGGTGACCGCCAACACCGACAACCAGCTACGAACGAAGACCTGGCCGGAAATTATCAAGTGGTCGAACCTTGCTATCACGAAAGACTGGTTTACCTGTACCGCTACCGCGATGTACAGCAATGACCCTGGGCACGACAAGCGGTGGCGAGCTGACGCAATCCCCTGGTCTGAGCACAACACTGAGGCATTCGCCGGACTACACAACGAGCGCAAACGCATCATCGTGGTATTCGATGAAGCGTCGAACATTGCGGATCTGGTGTGGGAAGTTGCCGAGGGTGCGCTAACGGACGAAGACACTGAGATTATCTGGGTGGCGTTCGGAAACCCGACGCGTAATACCGGACGTTTCCGCGAATGTTTCCGCAAATATAAACACCGCTGGAAAACTGCGCAGATTGACAGCCGGACGGTGGAAGGCACCAACAAACAGCAGTTGCAGAAATGGGTTGATGACTACGGGGAAGACAGCGACTTCGTTAAAATCCGTGTGCGCGGCATATTCCCGGATGCATCTGAATTGCAGTTTATCCCTACCGGACTTACTGACGAGGCAATGAAACGGGTGGTCACCGCTGCGCAGGTTGCACATGCTCCGGTGATAATCGGCGTTGACCCGGCATACTCAGGCGTTGATGACGCTGTGATATACCTGCGGCAGGGGCTGCACAGTAAGGTGCTGTGGACTGGCAACAAGACCACTGACGATCTGATTATGGCGAAGCGTATCGCTGACTTTGAAGACCAGTACCAGGCTGACGCAGTGTTCATCGACTTCGGTTACGGAACTGGTCTGAAGTCAATCGGTGACGGCTGGGGTCGTACATGGCAACTTGTTCCGTTCGGTGGCGCGTCTACTGACCCGCAGATGCTCAACAAGCGTGGGGAGATGTTCAACTCATGTAAGACATGGCTGAGGCTGGGCGGCATGCTGGATGACCAGGAAACTGCAGACGACCTGTCGGCGGCAGAGTACAAAGTTCGAGTGGACGGTAAAATCGTTATCGAACCGAAGGAAGATATCAAAGAGCGACTTGGGCGTTCGCCGGGTAAAGGCGATGCGCTGCTGCTGACGTTTGCTTTCCCGGTGTCGAAGCGCCTGCGACTTCCCTGGCAGCAGAACCAGCAAGGCAAGGCCATCACAGATTATGACCCGTATGCTTAATCCGCTGGTGGGGATAATGTCGTTGATATCCTCTGATGAGGATAAAACAAAGCCAGCTCATCGGCTGGCTGTTTGTGACATGTCAATGTGTTATTGCTCGCTTAACTTCTGCTTCAGCAAGTAACCTTCAAGCATCCAGATTTTGTTTACAGCATTCTGCCGGGCAATCTTCCGACCAATTTCTGCATCAAAATTTTCCGGACTTGCACAGGCACTCTCTCCGGTGACAGTGAAGCCATTCTTCAGCACCAGTACGCAGAATGTCAGCAGCTCCAGCTCGTCAGGCTGGTCTGGGATTTTTACGCTGTATGTTTCGCTTCTCTGCACATGAGCAAAGCGAGCACCATCAGCGGCCGTAAAGTAATGTTCGCTGGCGATTATGCTGGCAATGTGTTCAGGAGTAACGCGAGCCGCCGTCTTACCCTTGGCTGCGATTTCTTTTTCGATTTACTGGTCGTTCATAATCTCACCTTAAAAAAATGCCCGGCGAACCGGGCGAACTGGAAGCAATGAGTTATGCCTTCCGTGGCTGTACTGGTTTACAGCATGAAGTCATCGCAATGGCGTCCTGCTGTAAAAAGGGCGGTGATAGTCCTTCAAGGGAAACCATCACCGCCAAGCCCCTGGAACTTCTGGCATCACGGTCCTTAGGCGTGATTCTGGCGTGGCATGCAGGATTCGAACCTGCGACCAACCGCTTAGAAGGCGGTTGCTCTGTCCAACTGAGCTAATGCCACAACGCTGAGAGCACTTAGCCTGTTAAGGCGCCACACTTTGTCGCGGCTCCATAAATGCTCTCATCGTTGTACCCTCGTCTCTTCCGAGGCGTCACACCGAATCGCCGGGATGGTGAATCCCCGTGCGCGGAATAAAACCGCTCGACTTGCACATTCCGGCTACCTGGTTCGTTTGCCCGAGCAAGGGAGGGTGCCCCTTAAACGTATCCAGACCGCTATCGGCGCATGTGCCATACGCCGTACTGCTCAAAATAAAAGCTCACTCCACCTGTTCAATTTAACGACAAGCCAGTCAGGTTAGTAACCGGAATGAACTCTTTGGTTACCTGAAAGGTAATAATTTGTGCGTTAAATGTCAACTATCTACGATAAATAAATCATATGTGGTTAAATTGGTAATAATTTAATTGCGTACGGAGTCATTGATATGTGCATGGGTAGCTCACCATCAGTGCCTGCAACACCAGAAGTTCAGGCAGCACCACAGGAGCAGGATGCCGCCGTTGTTGATGCCCGCGACGAAGAAACTCGTCGCCGTCGCGCTGCTGCTGGTCGTAGTTCTACGCTGCTTACCGGTTCTCAGGGTGACACATCAACCGCTAATACCAGCGGTAAAACGCTGCTTGGTCAGTAACCGGAGTCATTGAAATGGCGGAAACAACTAAAGAGCGATTGAACAAACAGTTCGCACAACTTGAAAGCGAGCGTCAGTCGTTCGAGCCGCACTGGCGCGAGTTGAGTGATTACATCAACCCGCGTGGTTCCCGCTTTCTGACTTCTGAGGTCAACCGTAACGATCGACGCAATACACGCATTATTGATTCGACCGGGACTATGGCGGCGCGCACTCTCGCCAGCGGCATGATGTCAGGCATCACAAGCCCCGCGCGTCCGTGGTTTCGCCTGGCTACGCCAGATCCTGAAATGATGGATTATGGCCCTGTTAAGTTGTGGCTTGAGGCGGTGCAGAACCGCATGAACGATATGTTCAATAAGTCGAATCTCTACCAGTCTCTTCCGCAGTTATACGGAAGCCTCGGCACATACAGCACTGGTGCAATGGCGGTGCTGGAGGATGACGAGGACATCATTCGCACAATGCCATTCCCGATAGGCAGTTACTACCTGGCTAACTCACCTCGTGGCAGTGTGGACACCTGTTTTCGCAAGTTCTCTATGACTGTTCGTCAGCTTGTTCAGGAGTTCGGGCTAAATAACGTCAGCGAATCCGTAAAAAGCATGTGGGAAAGCGGCACCTACGAGAAGTGGATTGACGTGATGCATTCGGTTTACCCGAACATTGACCGCGATACATCGAAGCTGGATAGCAAGAACAAGCCATTCAAATCGGTTTATTACGAGGTTGGTGGCGATAACGACAAGTTGTTGCGTGAGTCCGGATTTGATGAGTTTCCAATTATGGCTCCGCGCTGGGAAGTTAATGGCGAAGATGTTTATGGATCATCATGCCCGGGTATGCTGGCGCTTGGACCTGTTAAGGCATTGCAGCTTCTCCAGAAGCGCAAGTCGCAGTTGATTGATAAAGCCACCAATCCGCCGATGGTTGCTCCGACTTCCCTCAAGAATCAGCGCGCCTCCCTTCTTCCTGGCGACATCACGTATATCGATCAGATTACTGGTCAGGATGGTTTCAGGCCTGCTTATCTGGTTAACCCCAGTACAGCAGATCTGGTAGCAGACATTCAGGACACTCGTCAAATCATTAACAGCGCCTACTTTGTCGATCTGTTCATGATGTTGCAGAACATCAATACCCGCTCGATGCCTGTTGAAGCGGTGATCGAAATGAAAGAAGAAAAACTTCTGATGTTGGGGCCGGTTCTGGAGCGTCTGAACGACGAATGTCTTAACCCTCTCATTGACCGCGCTTTCTCGATGATGGTGCGTAAAAACATGCTGCCGCCACCGCCTGACGCGATGGAAGGTATGCCCCTGAAGGTCGAATACATTTCCGTCATGGCTCAGGCGCAGAAGTCTATCGGCCTGTCCAGTCTGGCGTCCACGGTTAACTTCATTGGTCAACTTGCGCAAGCGAAACCAGAAGCTCTCGACAAACTCAACGTTGATCAGGCGATCGATGCATTCGCTGATATGTCCGGAGTGTCTCCAACCGTCATTGTTCCGCAGGAACAGGTTGAGCAGGCTCGCCAGCAACGGGCACAGCAACAACAGCAGCAACAAATGATGGCGATGGGGATGGCGGCGGCACAGGGTGCCAAGACGCTAAGCGAAGCTAAAACTTCGGATCCGAGTGTTTTGTCAGCTATGGCGAATGCAGTTAGTGGTCAGGGTGGGCAATCACAATGACAGATTACGAAGATGATCAACTGAAAGAAGAAAACGCCCGTAAGCAACGTGACATGGCACAGCGTGAAATTGATGACATTCGCTTTGTCATGAGCAGTGAACAGGGGCGTCGCGTTGTCTGGTCGGTGCTGGAGAAAGGCCGTGTGTTTTCCGCTATCTCACCGATGGACGCTATGGCAATGGCATTTAATGAGGGGCAACGCAATCTGGCGCTGGAACTGTTTCAGCGCGTTATGGCGCATTGCCCTGAACAGTATTTGAAGATGGCCAAAGAGGCCAGTGAACAGGAGTGATCATGAATTTATTTGAGCGTTTGCTGTATCGCCGTCTTTGCAATGAGCAACCAGTCGATGGTGGAGCAGCTCCGGCTGCGTCAGAACCGTCAGCGCCTGCAGGTGATAACCCTGCTCCAGTTGGTGATCCATCACAACAAGAAGGTGATAAGCCGCAACCTGTTGCTGATGGCGATAAACCTGCTGATGACAAAAAGCCTGAAAGCGATAAGCAGGATGAAAAAAAGGACGGCGATAAACCAGAGGGTGCGCCTGAGAAGTACGAGTTTCAGGCTGCCGAAGGCGTAGAGCTGGATACAGAAGCGTTGAAGGAATTCGAGCCGGTGGCGCGAGAACTTAACCTGACCAACGAGCAAGCGCAAAAGCTGGTTGATGCTTATCCGAAGATTCTGGCAGGTGTTCAGCAGCGCCAGGCAGAAGCCTGGCAGAAAACAACCGAGCAGTGGGCTGCGGATGTAAAAGCTGACAAAGAAATCGGTGGCGACAAGTTGATTTCTAACCTTAGCGCCGCACAGCGTGCGCTTGACCAGTTCGGGACACCTGAACTCAAAGAATATCTGAACACCACCGGGCTGGGTAATCACCCTGATCTGGTCAAAACGTTCGTGAAAATCGGAAAGGCGATGTCTGAAGATGGCATGGTCACCGGTGGTAATGAAGGCCAGCGTAGTGCGGCCGAAGTGCTCTATGGCAAATAAGAGAGGAAATGACAATGGCTGTTAAAGGCTTAACTGCGCTAACGCTGGCTGACTGGGGTAAGCGCGTCGATCCAAACGGGAAAGTCGATAAGATTATCGAGCTTCTCAGTCAAACTAACCCGATCCTTCAGGATATGCCTTTTGTCGAAGGGAACCTTCCTACCGGACACCGAACCACCATTCGTTCTGGTTTACCTTCAGCTACCTGGCGTTTGCTGAACTATGGCGTACAGCCAAGCAAATCAACCACAGTGCAGGTAACCGATTCCGTGGGCATGCTGGAAACCTATGCTGAAGTCGATAAGTCACTGGCTGATCTGAACGGCAATACCGCCGAATTCCGCCTGTCTGAAGACCGCGCATTTATTGAAGCGATGAATCAGCAGATGGCGCAGACGCTGTTTTATGGTGATTCCAGCGTTAACCCTCAGCAGTTTATGGGACTGTCCTCCCGCTATTCCAGCCTGTCTGCGGGTAATGCTCAGAACATCATTGATGCTGGTGGCACGGGTACAGATAACACCTCAATCTGGTTAGTGGTGTGGGGCGAAAACACCGTGCATGGCATCTTCCCGAAAGGGCAGAAGGCTGGCATCCAGATGGAAGATAAAGGCCAGGTGACACTGGAAGATGCTAATGGCGGCAAGTACGAAGGCTATCGCACCCATTATAAATGGGATAACGGACTTGCTCTGCGTGACTGGCGTTATGTTGTTCGCATTGCAAACATCGATGTCAGCAATCTTTCAGAACCTTCCTCTGCCGCAAATATTGCGAAGTTGATGGTTAAAGCACTGCATCGCATTCCAAACCGTGGCATGGGCCGCCCGGTGTTCTACATGAACCGCACTGTAGGCCAGGCTCTTGATCTGCAATCTCTGGAGAAAACATCTCTGGCTATCAGCGTAAAAGAGACTGAAGGCGAGTGGTGGACTTCATTCCGTGGTGTACCAATCCGTGAAACTGATGCGCTTCTGGAAACAGAAGCCCGCGTGGTGTAACGCCTGTTATTAACCTGTGGGTCGTAACAGACCCACTAATGGAGAAAGAAGATGATCACCGACAAACTGTTGATGTTCTCCGAAGCTCAGGCGGTTACGAATACCGCGGCTTCTACTGACGTAATCGATCTCGGTCCAATTGACGGAAAACGTCGTGATATCGGCGTGGGTTACCCGCTTGAGTTTTGGGCGCTGGTTAACACAGCCGCCGCGGCAAGCGGTGATGCAACTGTAAACATCCAGTTGCAGACGAGTGAGGATAACAGCTCATGGACCACTATTTATGATAGTGGCGCACTGGCAAAGACCGCCCTGACAGCAGGTAAACGAGTTGTTTCTGCAAAGGTGCCTGCCGGTGTTCAGCGATATCTGCGTGTTAACTACTCCGTCGCAACTGGCCCACTAACGGCTGGCGAATTCACTGCTGGTATCAGTCTTGATGTTGATGCCAATACGCCGTATCCGATCCGCTCAAAAGTAACTGGTTAAGGTGATATCGATGTCAGGTGAGAAACCAAGATACCGCGTTCTGCGCCTCTCTCATATCCATAACACTCTGTGGCCGGAGGGGGCAGAAATCGAATACGAAGGTGAGCCTGGTAGCGCACTGGAACCTGTTAACGATGCAGCCAGACAGGCAAAAGCAAAAGTTGCAGGAAAGGTGTCAATGGCAGCAACCAGCACCAAAATCATCAACGATGTGTCAGATGATGGTGAACTGGATAAGCTCCGTGAAGAGTACGAATTGCTCTTTAACGAGAAGCCACACCATAACGCCAAAGCCGAAACGCTCCGCGAGAAGATCGCAGATAAGCGTAAAGAACTGGGCGTGTAAGCCTCGCGGATCAGACAAGGGGCTTCGGCCCCTTTATTGCAGGAGTGTATATGGAACTCGTAAACCTCAAAACCGGCACTGACAGCTACCAGGATGAGAGCGGAGAAACCAGAACTCGCGATGAATACCCGTGGGGGCTGTGCATCACGCTGAATAACGACACATTGAATAAGCTGAAGGCGCAACCTCAGGGCGTCGGAACAGAAGTGATGATAACTGCAAAGGCTGTTATTCGAGGCCTGTCTGCCAGAGAAACTGACGATGGTGTTAATCGCAGCGCCGATCTGCAGATCACTGATATGGCGATCGCTCCTGTTTCCGGGGATGTAGAAAAATCAGCGGCTGAAACTCTGTACGGTAACGGAGGTGAGTGATGGCCTCTGTAGTAGAGATCTGTAATCGTGCGCTGTCCAATATTGGCAACAGCCGCAGCATTAACAGCCTGACGGAAGCCAGCAAGGAAGCGGGGGAATGTTCGCTGCACTTTGAGGCCTGCCGTGATGCTGTGCTTTCTGATTTTGACTGGAACTTTGCTACCAAACGCGTGGCGCTTGCAGATACGAGCAATCCACCGCCTGACTGGGAATATGCGTACCAGTACCCGTCAGATTGTCTGCGCATTACTGAAATTATGCTTCCTGGTGTACGCAATCCAACAGCAGCAATGCGCGTTCAGTACGAAGTTGGTGCAGACACCAACGGAACAGGAAAGTTGATCTACACAGACCAGCCTCAGGCATGGCTCAAGTATGTCTCTCGCGTTACAGATGTGAACATGTTTGATGCCATTTTTATGGAGGCGTTGGCCTGGCGTCTTGCGGCAGCTATTAACATGGCGCTGACTGGGAATGCAGACCTCGGTACGTTTGCCCTCAATATGTACAATCGCGTGATTCTTAGTGCTGGCTCGCATAGCCAGAATGAATCACAGGAACCACAGCCACCGGTTGACGAGTTTACCATTGCGAGGTTGTCCTGATGGCTATCAGTTGGATCCAGCCCAGCTTTGCCGGTGGTGAGATTGGACCGTCTTTGTACGGTCGTATCGACATGGCGAAGTACCAGGTGGCATTGCGCAAGTGCGATAACTTTATCGTGCGGCAGTATGGCGGCGTTGAGAATCGACCTGGTACGCGTTTTGTCGGTGCCGCCAAATACCCAAATCGGAAATGCCGCCTGATCCCGTTCCAGTTCTCGACGGTTCAGACTTATGCTCTGGAGTTCGGACACCAGTACATGCGCGTTATCAAAGATGGTGCGTTGGTGCTGAACAGCAGCAATGTTATTTATGAAATTGCCACGCCATATACTGAAGCCGATCTGTTCCGAATTAAATTCACGCAAAGCGCAGACGTGCTTACGCTGGTTCATCCGGCATACCCGCCGAAAGAGTTGCGCCGCTATGCGCATGACAACTGGCAACTGGTTGATGTGGTAACGAAGAACGGGCCATTTGAAGATATCAATATTGACGAGTCAGTGACGGTTTATGCCAGCGCCAGCACCGGGACAATTACGTTAACGGCAAGCGCCTCAATTTTTGGCGCGGAGCAGGTAGGCAAATTGTTCTATCTGGAACAGCCTGCAGTGGATTCTGTGCCGGTATGGGAAACCAGTAAGAGTACGTCGATTGGCGATATTCGCCGTGCAGACAGTAACTACTATCGCGCCGTTACAGCAGGAAAAACAGGTACTTTGCGCCCTTCGCATACAGAAGGCACATCATGGGATGGCTGGGGCGGATCCGGTGATGATGATACTGGCATTGAGTGGGAATATCTGCACAGTGGTTTTGGCATTGCCCGTATCACTGCTGCAAATGGAACTACTGCAACTGCCGAGGTGATTTCCTATATCCCTTCGCAGGTCGTTGGCGAGGATAATGCCAGCTATAAATGGGCTAAATATGCCTGGAACAGTGTTAATGGTTATCCTGGCACTGTTGTTTATTATCAACAACGTCTTTACTTCGCCGCATCGACTGCGTTTCCTCAGACTATCTGGGCCAGCCGTACCGGGGATTATAAGGATTTTGGCAAAAGCAATCCTACGCAGGATGACGACAGAATTATCTACACCTATGCCGGACGTCAGGTTAATGAGATCCGCCACCTGATTGATGTTGGTTCTCTGGTGGCGCTGACTTCCGGAGGTGAGTACGTCATCACCGGCGACCAGAACAAAGTGTTAACCCCATCATCATTTGCATTCAGCTCTCAGGGATCAAATGGCTCAAGCAACGTCCCGCCAATTGCCGTGGCGAATATTGCTCTGTTCGTCCAGGAGAAAGGCAGCGTTGTCCGTGATCTGGCCTACTCATTCGATGTTGACGGCTATCAGGGGAACGACCTGACCATCCTTGCCAATCATCTTTTTCAGAAGCACAGCATTGTTGACTGGTGCTTCTCGATTGTCCCTTACTCCAGTGCCTTCTGCATTCGTGATGACGGTAAATTACTGGTGATGACCTATTTGCGTGATCAGCAGGTTTTTGCATGGGCACCACAATCCAGTACCGGAAAATATGAAAGCACATGCAGTATCAGCGAAGGCAATGAAGATGCGGTGTATTTCGTCGTTAACCGAACCGTTAACGGGCAAACAGTGAGATACATCGAGCGACTGTCCAGCCGTTTATTTACCAGCGATGAAGATGCTTTCTTTGTTGATTCTGGCCTTAGCTATGATGGAAGAAATACGTCTGACAGAACGATGATCATCACTGGTGGTTCTGGCGAATGGGATTACCGCGCGGAATATACAATCAGTGTTTCTGGTGGTGCGTACTTCACCAGTAGTGATGTCGGCGCGCAACTACAGTTCCCTTATACCGGACCTGATACTGGCGATGAGGTGTCAAAAGAATTACGTTGCGACATTATTTCTGTAACCAGTAATACCGCTGTAGTGGTTCGTGCTAACAGGAACGTCCCGCCATCCCTCAGGAATGTGGCCACCACGAACTGGCAGATGGCGCGCCGGACATTTGGAGGCCTGTCTCATCTTGAAGGCCAGACCGTAAACATTCTCTCTGATGCGAACGTGGAACCACAGAAAGTGGTTTCCGGAGGTGCCGTCACGCTGGAATCTCCGGGGGCTGTAGTGCACATCGGCCTGCCAATAACTGCTGAATTCGAAACACTGGATATCAACATTAACGGACAGGAAACGCTGCTGGACAAAAAACAGGTGATCCCCTCCGTTACTCTGGTTGTGAATGCCAGTCGCGGCATCTGGGCGACTACGCCCGGCGGTAAATGGTACGAATATCCACAGCGTGAATTCGAGTTCTACGATGATCCTGTTGATGATGCTACCGGAAAAGTAGAAGTGAAACTGGACAGTAACTGGGGCAAAAACGGGCGTGTAAAAATCCGTCAGCTTGATCCGTTGCCGCTGTCTGTTCTTGCCGTTATTCCTCGCCTTACTGTTGGGGGATTCTGATGATCGATGTTCAAATTATTCCCGCAACCGAAGAGCATCTTCAGATGATTTTGCCGGATGTTCGTCAGGCTGATATTGACGAACTGTATGCGGTATCGCTGATGACTACCGAAGATGCGCTGCGTGTTGGTCTGCGCACTGCGACTATGGCCTGGTCAGGGTTCGCGAACGGAGAACTGGTAACCATGTTTGGTGTATCTCCGGCGTCAATGATCGGTGGCAATGGTACGCCCTGGCTGGTCGGAACCAGCCGTATTGAAAAATATCAGAAGACATTTCTTCGCCACTGCCGACCTGTATTGCAGCAGATGCTGGCAGTTTATCCGCGCCTGGAAAACTACGTCGACGAGCGAAACCATGTTGCCAAAGCATGGCTGCACTGGCTTGGATTCAGGCTTGAAGAAGCCGCGCCTTATGGTGCTCTTGGTCTTAATTTCCACAGATTTCACATGGAGAGAAAATAATGTGCGATCCGGTTATTGCTGGTGGCGCAATGCTCGCCATGAGTGGCATTCAGGCATACACCCAGTACCAACAGGGAAAGTATGCCTCGAAGGTTGCGGAAGCGAACGCAGATATAGCCACAGCTCAGGCAAATGATGCAATAAACAGAGGTAACGCTGAAGCTGAGCAACGACGCAGAGAGACCCGACAGCGGCTTGGTACACAGGCGGCGACAATGGGGGCTACCGGCGCTGATTTATCTACAGGTAACGCGCTGGATATATTTGGCGACACTGCCCAGTTTGGCGCTCTTGATTCGCTGACGACGGTGAATAACGCGCAACGCGAGGCTTACGGTTATCAGGTTCAGGCTGCCAACTATAAAGCAGAAGCCAGTTCAGCCCGTAAACAGGGGAATGTGGGAGCAGCAACAACATTGCTCACTGCGCCTCTGAAGGCATACGGTGCGTACCAGATGTTTGGTGGGACGTGGAGTCCGTTCTCTAAAGGAAGTACATCTAGTGGTGGGACGCCAATGTTATCTAACTCAGGTTTTATGAATTCTGACTCCCGATTCAAAATAGGAGGTTACTGATGCCTGTTGTTCCTACTACATCCGGACGCCAGGTGCAAAGTCGTGGTGTGCAAACCGGTGGTTTTCAGACCTTCGATGTTCCTCAAGCAGGTCAGGTGCTGGCGAATGTCGCAGATCAGTATGCGGTGGCATATGGTGAAGCTAGGCAGAAAGCGAATGTTGCTATGGCCCAGGAGGCGTTACTGCAATTTAACCAATTTGCAGATGACCAGATTAACAACCCTGAAAATGGGCTGATTTCTAAACAGGGTAAAAACGCTCTTGGTCAGAGTGACGCTGTTATGAAAAATATGCAGGAAAGGGCTCAGGCATTATTAGGCTCAATTCCTGAAAGTGAGGAAAGGAATAAATTATCCTTTCAACTCCAGCAGTCTATGCAGTCTTATTACAATCAGGCACGTCGATATGAAGTTGGGCAGTTTCAGCAATTCCAAGATCAAACGTATTTGTCAGGAAATGCATTGGCTGTCACTCAGTCTGCGGGGCTATATAGCGATAACCAAGCATTTGTCGATTTAGCCAAGCAGCGATTTGAATCTATTGATCAATACGCTGATGCGCATGGGCTTCCTGATGAGTGGCGTGTTCAGCAGAAAACTCAGCTCAAGGAACAAATGGGGCAGCAAGCATGGATAGGAAATATCGCTCAAAAATACAACGAGTTTCTTCAGGTTAATGGAGAGCCAGGGGATCTTGATGGTGTGAGTCGTGCAATATCACATGGTAATTCATTGGATGCTCGTGGTTTACGTAATAATAACCCTGGTAATATTGAAGCGAGCAAATCTAACCCGTGGGAAGGTCAGATCGGTAGTGATGGACGTTTTGCAACGTTTGCTACCCCTGAGCATGGAATCCGCGCGTTGGGTAAAAATATGTTGTCTTACCAGCGTCAAGGCTATGACACCGTTAGCGAGATTGTTAATCGCTATGCTCCGGCTAGTGATGGTAATAATACTGATGCTTATATTAGGGCATTGTGTAGTGAGCTTGGTGTTGGGGAGAATGATCAGCTTGATATCTCTAACCCAAAGACACTAGCTGCTTTATGTGCTGGGATTATTAAACACGAAAATGGCAGTATGCCTTATAGCACCGAACAGCTTGAAACTGGTATCTCGGCAGCCCTTGGTCTAACTAACCTTGATTCACCTAAGCGTTATACTGGCAATGCGGCATTTGACGCTATGAGCCCTCAAATGCAAATACAGGCATTGAGGCAGGCTAATGAGCTGAGAAATCAGTACCGCCAGCAGTATGCGGACCAGCTTAGCACCGTAGTTAAAGATGCATATTCAGCCCTTGATGAAGGATTGAAACCTGAGAAGTTACCTTCTGAGGACGATTTTATCCGGGCCAATGGTCCGCGCATTGGCGCTATGAAGTGGAAGGATATGCAGGCGCAGATACAATATGGAGGTGTCATTGGTGCCGCTAAAGACCTCACTCCAGAAGGACGACAAGACATTCTTGAACGTTTACGTCCACAGGATCCAAATGTTCCTGGATTTGCAGCTAACCAGCAACGCTGGGAGAAAATGCAGGCCAAATTTAAAGAGATGGATAGGGAGTGGGAGATTCAGCAGGGAAGAAACAGGTTCGTGTCTTCAATGCAAAATAACTTCCCGCTGGACCCTAACGACAAAAACAATCAGGCAGCGGTAGACCGTTATTTCGCGCAGGATATCGCGCCTTCGTTTTCCATATCTGATCCGCAGAGCATCAATACACTGGTCACCGTCACAACTAAAAGCGGCATGATACCAACTCAGGTTAAAACAATGCTTAACAGTGGAGCAACATCAAGAGATCCTGCGCTGGTTGTCCCGATGGCAAAATTCTACGGTCAGTTATTCGATAATAATCCGGCGGCAGCGGCAACACTTGATAAAAGTACGATGGCATTTTACGGCAAGGTTTACGATTATTCCCGCGCTGGCGTGCCGGAGGATAAGGCTGTTGATATGGCTTACAGCCAGGTGTTCCAACAGGATGACCGAATGAAACAGATGCTTTCCACTGCCATGCGAGACAAAAAATATGTCGCGGCGAGGGCAACTGCTGCACAAAATAACGCCAGCAGTCTGACTTCCTTTGGTTCGTGGTCTCCGGATATTACCGATCCAGGAAAATCAAATGCGGCCTATCAGCGAGATTACCAGACAATTTACGATGCTAACTTTGTACAGACAGGTGGCGATGCAGAACAGGCTGAGAAAATGACCAATGCCATGATCAGAACCACCTGGGGAGTTTCTACAGTTAATGGCAAAGCAGAGGTTATGAAGTATGCACCTGAGGCATTGTACGGAGTAAATAATGGTGCTGGTAACTGGATACAGGGGCAGTGGGAGCAGGAAAAACGCGAGCTTAAATCAAAATCCTTTGGCGGTCCTCGCAGTGATACGGACTTAATACTTGTTTCTGATGGCCTTACGGCAAGGGATAGGAGTTATGCTGTTATGGTTTTACAGCCTGACGCAAACGGAGCGATAGAACCGAGAAATTATATTGGAGAAAATGGTCTCCCTGTTCGTTTCAAGCCGGATCAGCTGACATCTCCAATGTACAGGCAAACCATTCAGTTCCAGCAACAGCGTGTTGATGAGGCTAGAGTGCGGAGAGAAGGCAATCCGCTGCCGCAGTTCAGCAATAAAGATGGATATACTCCTCCAGATCTGACCAAACCATTCGGTTATGGTTCAGCCAATTACCTTCCGAGCAATATATACGCAGGGGGCAAATAATGCCGATATATGAACAGGATCCTAAAGAGTTGCTTGGCGAGGATATTCAGCAAATAGCAGCACCTGATGACAGTAATTTCTATATGGAAACACCTTCTTTGCTTTCTGCTGTGAACCCATTTACCAGTGAGCAACGCGTTCAAAGGTCTAGACAAGCAGCATTTCGTATAGATAACACGCTGGGTAGCTTTATTGCCAGTGCTCCTTTCAGTCAGTTTGACAGGGTTGAAGGATATAACCCATTTGATAACGATGCAGCAGATATTAAAGGCTATGAAGATTTTGCAGATTCGTTTATCAACTCCGGTTCGCATGAAGAAACAATGGCAATTAAACATCGAATCGATAAGCAAAGAACAGATAGAGAATATCTATCTGAAATGGGTGGTGCTGGTACTATTTCAAGCTTAGCAATGGGAATGATAGACCCGGTTAATGTGGCTGCAATGTTCATCCCTGTAGGGGCGGTAGCGCGTGGAGGAAGTATTGCTGAGACGGCAGGGCGTTTTGCCCTGGCGAATGCTGCTGGTGGGGGAGTATCAGAAGCCGCATTACAGGCCACTCAGGAAGCTCGCTCACCGATGGAGAGCGTATCGAACGTTGTTGTTGATGCTCTCGTTGGTGGGATCCTTGGTGCTGGTGCACAGCTACTTGCTGGACCTAGCGCGCGCGAGGCAGTGGTTAACTCAGTAGGTAATCATTTGCGAGGTATGGATTCTCCTCAAAGCATTGGTGCAGCTCAGGTTTTCAATACCACACTCGATCAGGAACAGCTCGCTGGACTTGGACTTGCTAACAAAACGTTGAGTGTCACTCCTGCTGGCCGCTTGGCGCAATCACCATCTCTTGTCTCCCGTCAGATTAACCAGCAGCTTGCCGAAAATAACTATTTCTTCGCCAAAAATGATGAGGGGTTGGCTACGTTTACGGCAGTCGAGACTAAGATTAAGCAATACGACGCCATGCTTTATAAGCAGATGGAAGCTACTCGTGATGCTTACCAGCAGTACAGCAAATCTGTCAGCGCCCGCGGCGTGAAGAGGATGAACTTTATTGATTTCAATGAAGCTGTTGGCATGGCTATGCGCCGTGGTGATCAGAGTGATATTCCTGAGGTTTCACAAGCAGCCGCCAGAATCCGCCCCATTTTTGAGACCACAAAAGCCCGTATGCAGGAATTGGGGATCCTTCCTGAGGATATCGATGTCGTGACGGCGAAGAGTTATCTTCCCCGCATTTATAAGTTCGATAAGATACTTTCCGACCGCACTGAATTCAGAGGGCGAATTGCCAACTGGATACAAGGGATTAGTGCCAAAGGTGCTGACAAAGCAGGTCAGCGAATTGAAAAGATAAATTCATTGCTAAAAACTGCAGAGGAATCAGCACCGCGCGCTGATGCTCTCGCTAGTGAAATCGCTGAAGCGGAGAAATGGTCTGGTAAAAAAATTCTACTCATGGAAGAACTGGATAAACGAAATAAGCTTATATCTCAGGAGACTGACACACAGGCGCGTCTTACAAGAATAGAAAAAGAGTTGGCCGAGACTTCATCAGAAAAACTTCAGGCAAGAATGATGAAAGAAAGCTCTGACCTTAAAACACGCCTTGATGATATAGCGCAGGCAAAGAGTGAGCTTCCTGTCTATCAGCGCCATATGGAGTTGCTGGATAATCCACGGAAATATCGTTCTGAGCTTCGCCGACTGCAAAAACGGGCAAATTCAACCACAAGGCTGAATGCAAGCCGCGAGCGAGCACTGAAGCAGATGGAGCCTCTATCCCGAGAGGAAGCAGAGGACGCTGCTGACGAGATCGTGAATAAAATAATAGGCGCACCTTCCGGGCTTGTACCAGCCGATATTATCCCAGAGAGACTCGTTGGTCGGGCTGGTTTCACTAAAAGCAGAACGCTGCTTATTCCTGATGAGCGTATAGAAGATTTTCTTGAATCAGATGTTAACTACATCATGGAAAGTTATCTCCGGCAGGTGGCACCAGAAATTGAGCTGACTGCGCAGTTTGGCCGTAAAGATATGGGGGAGCAAATCCGTCAGGTTAGTGAGGAATATACCCGGCTAATAAAAGAGGCTAAAACACCTAAACGACGTGCAGTTCTTGAGAAGCAACGGGAGGCTGATATTAGGGATATTACGGCTATGCGTGATCGACTGCTTGGTACTTACGGTGCACCTCAAGATCCACGCAGTTTCTTTGTTCGTGCCGGGCGAGTTGCTAGGAATATTAACTTCCTCCGTTTGCTTGGTGGAATGACTGTCTCCGCTGCAACTGATCTGATGCGACCGATGATGCAGCATGGCCTGAGAAAATCTCTCGGACCAATGGTAAGCATGCTTAAAAATATGGACTCAGTAAAAATTGCAACCAGGGATTTGCGAGAAATGGCAGTTGGGCTTGATTATGTCCTGTCTACGCGTACAAAGGCTATAGCGGATCTTACTGACCCCTATAGCCGGAGAAGCGCCGCTGAGCGAGGTCTGAACTGGATGACGCAGAAATTCGGTAACTGGACGCTGATGAATCAGTGGAACAGCGCACTTAAATCATGGTCTGGGATGATAGTGCAGTCGAGGATACTTGACGCGGCTCGCCAAGTTTCTGCTGGTGGCACGCTCTCCAAAAGTGAAATGCGGAAGATGGCACAGGTCGGCATCAATGAAGATGTTCTGCGCCGAATCGGGGAGCAATTCGGGAAGCACGGAGAGGATATGGACGGGCTGTTAACCGGGCATAGTCATCTGTGGGATGACCGTTTCGCTAGAGAGATTTTCCAGTCTGCAGTGCTGAAAGATGTAGACTCAGTGATTGTAACGCCTGGCGTAGGTGATACACCGCTGTTTTTTAGTAAAGAAGGCTGGAAGATGATCACGCAGTTCAAAACGTTTATCTTCGCACAGCATAACAGGGTGCTGGTATCTGGTATCCAGCAGGGCGATGCTGCATTCTATCTTGGTGCGCTTGGCACGATTGCGCTTGGCTCAATGGTCTATATGATGAAACAGAAGTTAAGCGGTCGCGATATCGACTACAGCTGGAATAACCTTGTGAAAGAGGGGATCGACCGGGGCGGAATGCTTGGCTGGCTCTCTGAGCCGCTGAATACCGTTGAGAACATAAGCGGCGGTAGGTTTGGTCTTGGCGCGATGTTTGGTGCGCCTCCGGTATCAAGGTTTCAGAGTCGTAATGCTATTGGTGCTTTACTTGGTCCTACCTTTGATCTTGGCGGTGATGCCGCGACGGTTGCAAATGGTGTACTTAACGGAGAATTTGACAGCCAGCAAACCCACGCTGTCCGTAAAATGCTACCTTTTCAGAATCTGTGGGCGATATCACCATTACTAAATAAAGTTGAAGAGCAGATGAAATAGGATGAAAAAAATAAATTTGTTTTTTGGCATAGTGCTTTCAATAGTCTCTGTAAATCCTACAGCTGCCAGTTCATTGCAATGCAATAAGGATAACTTTGATGCATGCAAAACGTGCGAACAATTATCAAAGGCTATCGACTTAAAAGAACCTAATCGTGGCGATTACTATAGAGGGGCTTTATGGAATGGGCTTTACGCCTCTTATGTAATTAATTGCCCTGTGGTTGCAGAGAAGTTACTGAGCCATGGTGCTATACCATCATATGGCGGATATATGGGGTCTATGGGGGCGGTTCTGACAGGAAAATGGCCTCATAACAATGAATCAATAAATCTTTCATGGGCAGATTTGCTTATAAAACATGGATTTGATGTTAATAGGCATACGGGGAATTATAAATCAGCTACTGAAGTATGGGCTATAGATAAAAAACAGATTGAATATAAGTCAGTTTTTGACAAGTTAATTCAATCCAGCGAAGTAAAACCACTCGATCCTTCAAGAAATTTAGAATGGTGTGCGTCTGAAGGGTATCGCTCAGTTGTCGTTTATTCCCTTAACTCATGTATAGAAAATGCTATAAAACGTTTGGATGACGGTGTTTCTTCAGCGTCTGATATTTCATCAGCAGCCGTAAATTCCTGTACTAGCGATGTAGAAAATTTCAATAAGCATTTGGCATGCAAAGCAGCTGTTAAAGAAAACTCTGATAAAGAGAGAAGCAACGTTTACCAGTTATTAACCAGTGATAGTCAAATGAATAAAAATGTTATTGATATGCTGAAGGAAAGAAATATTGAAACGGTTCTTGAATTTAGAGCTGAAAATCGATCAGCGAAAACTGCACAGTGATCAAACAGGCCGCTTTCGCGGCCTTGTTTTTAACGAATGCCACCGCCGCCTGGGTGGGAATCCGCAGACACAAAAAAGCCCGCGCCGCGGGCTATTCTTCTTCATCATAAAAAAGCGGATTGTCGTTTCCATCTGATGAAAGGAAAGGTATGTGTTCTCTTGAAAATCCAACAACGACAATTTCATTATCATTTTTTGCATAATGAATGCATTCATTAGAATGCATTCCGCCAGGGTTGAAATTTAAGTTAATGGTATAATTCTTAAATGTGTTTGGATACCATGTTGGCCCACAATGATAATGCCAATAATTCTCTTGCTCATAATTGTCTGAGCCGGGAATTTTATCATGGTTATCATCAACCCACGATGGCTTGTTTTTTCCAACAAGCGCCCTTCCATTGGCAACATCTTCTAAAAACCTTTGTATGATTTTTATTTCATCGTCAGTAAGGAAAGGTCCGTCTACAGCGAAATGGGTGTTGCTTTCCCCATTTAGAAAACTATTAGATATTCTAATGTTAAACTTCAAGACAAACTCCTAATGTGCTTCTATTTGGAGCGAAATGCCGCCTTGAAGTCGCTGAAAGATGTTCCTGTCTGGTAAACCATATCCTTGTCGCGCTCTTTGCTTGCGCGGCCAAGCATAACTTTTCCAATGACATCCCAGCATTGCTTGGCTTGTTCATTGTGCTGAGTACGATTTTTCAACGCTGTCATATCGCGCCTCCTTTACCTTTAAGGTAATAGTACGCTATTCACCCCCAGTCTGCAATCTGTACAGAATTATTTAAAGGCACGTCCCTGTGCCGCCGCCGTCAGAAGAACCCAGCCTTGTCGTTGATGTACTCCGCGTGTGTCTGGATATCACGCAGGCATTTGCTCACACCGACGATGTAGCAGAACATGGTGGTCAGCTCCGCCGCCGCGCCCGATACGTCGTGCCCGTCGTCCTGTAACTGGTTCAGCAGATTCATCAGCAGTGAGTTCTCCGTCAGGCCGAGAACACCAGACGGCGAATGAATCAGGCTGCGGTAGCCGGGCTTCAGCGGGGCGCTGTAGGTTTTGTTCTCTATCTTCATTGCCTGCATCACTGCTGATGCTGTGGCGTTTGCAACCTGGTCGGCAACCATCTTTATGCGTTCTTCCTGCGGGAGCGAGTTTTTAATGTAACTTCCGGTGCGGCGGATCTGAGGAAGAACCTCACCTGTAACCCATTCAAGAAATCTGAATGCTCTCGTTCCCTCAGTCATTGCCTCTTTGCAACGCAGAATAAGGATGTAGAGACCTGATTCTGAAACGATGGATAGTTCTTGTATTCCACCAGGGGTCTGTATTGAATACAGCCCCTTTTTGTTCCAGCCTTTTTTATCAAGTTTTCTCGCTTGTGTAACATCAATATTCAAAGCATTGCACACATCTTTGGTGACAAACCAAGGTTCTCCGTCAATCATGAACATACGGATCTGGCAGGATGACTCAAAGGAAAAGATGGAAGGTTTGGTATTCATGGCGATCACCTTTGTAGTTAGGTTAATCACCACCGCTGAGACCAATCAGATGGTGGTGAACTGTGCAGAGTTGGTCTTACCGGCTACAAAGGAACCCGGCGCACCTTTCGGTGCCCCCACACAGCCCACCATAGAATAGGTGCGCTTTACACATAAAAAAACCGCTTATGCGGCATATGTGCCTCTGTAGTAATCCGGGAGACCAATCCCGGCACTGGATTTTGCCAGTGCCCGATTACTATGGCACAAGAGGAGTGCGATGTAAATTTACCGCAAAGGTAAATATAAGCACTCCATTTGGTAATTGCAAACCTTATCTGGTTTGTTTTCGTAATTGTTCGGCACAATAGTCGAGATGTGTTTGCAGATCCTGCATAGACATCTGTGAGCTGGTGACGTAGTTAATCAGTGCAGTCAGTTCGGCAAGTGGGCCATCGACATTAAATCCATCCTTATCGAGATCCCGGAGTAATTTCATCAAGTGCGATCCCTCCACCAGTGACCTGACGCCTCCCGGCGTGTGAATCCTTTCGGTAAATCCGTCTTCCAGTGGATAGTGATACTGCTGCATCTTATCTTCTCCATGCAATAACTGTATATTTATACAGTATCAAATAATTTGTTTGCTATCCAGCACGTTTTGCAAATTACCCGAAAGGTAATATCTATTCGTATTTACAGTCTTTCTATCCATATGTGGTTTTTTGGGTAATAGAATAACCAGATATGCGGCGCAACGGGTGCTGCGACTATCTGGAGATTTAACATGACGGTCTCAACCGAAGTTGACCACAACGAATACACAGGTAACGGCGTTACGACATCATTTCCGTATACCTTCCGTATTTTCAAAAAATCCGACCTGGTTGTTCAGGTGTCTGACCTGAACGGGAACGTAACAGAATTGGTTCTGGATACCGGTTATACGGTAACTGGGGCGGGCACTTATAGTGGCGGTTCTGTGGTTCTTCCGTCGCCGCTTGCTGCTGGCTGGCGAATTACGATAGATCGTGTGCTTGATGTGGTGCAGGAGACAGACCTTCGCAATCAGGGAAAGTTTTTCCCCGAAGTGCATGAGGATGCCTTTGACTATCTGACGATGCTGATCCAGCAATGTTTTATTTTGGAAATTTTCTTTATAAAACAT